CTTTTCATGAAACTATTTCCATCTATTCCACGAACGGCCTTCCAAGCAACGAACTTGATTTTTCTTTCTTTTGTAACGGAGTTATCAAGCTGTCTAACAGAGCCAGCAGTTAAATTTCTGATATTCTTAATACCATTATCTTTAATATATTTTTCTAATTCTTCACCAAAAAGTCCCTTTCTTTCTCCATCTTTTTTCAGATCAATATCTTTTAGCTCTTTAAGATGAGTATAATGATGGATCTCCATGACAGCTTCCCCATCAATTACCACTTCATCTTTATAAGGAATTTTCTTTGGAACATTTACAAAACTGTTTACTGTATGTAAAACATTTTCTCCGATGATTCCATTCCCCCTAGTTTCTGCAGCAACCAATTTACCATCTATATACTTTACTGAAATAGTAAGTCCATCCATTTTTAACATAGCCAATCCTGGCAAACCATTCATAAAACTTTCAACTTCATTTATATCTTTTGTTTTGTCTAAGGACAACATTGGATGATCATGTTCGACTTTTTCTAACTCACTAACTGTTTCTGAGCCAACATTGATAGTGGGACTGTTGGCTAAAATAATACCTGTAACTTTCTCAAGTTCTTTAAGTCGATCATATTTTTTATCATATTCATAATCAGAAATTAGAGAAGTATCTTCCATATAATACGCATGAGCATATATGTTTAATTCTTCCACTAATTCACGCATTTCTTTTAAAAGCACTCTTCTTCCTCCATTTTATACAATATAATATAATCTTTACCATGAACAAATTTTTCCCCTTCTCCAACCGGAACCTCTTCATATAGCTTCGGTTCCAATCTTATGTAGGAATCTCCGGTTTCTACTCTTACAACATCTCCCTCTTCATATATATTTTCAATTACAAAGTTCATCCACCCCATTTCCATGCCATTTATGTGACAAATTAATCCAATTCTCTCCTCAGTTCCAAAACATTCATAAAGTCTCTCTAACACTGCAATCCCTCCAATGTTCGAACGTTTGTTCGTTTGTTATGTTTAAATATTACCACACACAGCAAATTAAGTCAATCTATGTGTGGTATTATCTATTATAAATAACTATAAAATTTATTTTTAAGAGTTCCTTTGCCATAAGAACTTATATTATAATTTGAACTAACCATTTCAACATACTGGCTTTCAAAGATATCTTCCTTAGAAACATTATATTTCTTCATTATTTCTCTAAACTGCTCTACAATTCCGGCTGTATAGAGTCGAGGAATAGTCAGATACGGAATATTAAGCTCTTTTCTAAGCGCAATTAACCTATTTGTCAGTCTTAGATTTAAAGCTTCTAATGAATCACTACGTGTATTATTCCTGGAGTTAACAATATTCCCCTTCATACTTAATAAAGAAGCAGTTCCAGTAAAAGATATATACTCCTCCTCTTGTGAACTAACTTTAGCCAAGTCTACCAGCGTCTCTGACAAAGTTTTTTCCTCTCCGTTTTCGAAAGTAAGGATATTACCATTCAACTTACTTATTTTAGCTCTTAAAAGCTCACCGGGGGCTTCTGTTCTTACTCCTTCAAACAAAGCCAGAATTAAAAATTTATCAGAATAGTTTCTAATTTTAGAAATATCCTTTAAAACCTGTTCTCTGCTGGGACACACCGCTCTCTCCTTATTAAGATATTTCTGTAGACTTTCAATTTCCATATTTATTTCATCATAGTGATTTATGTTGTCTATAGATATGTTGCAGGAACAACACCAGTCAGCATATTTCCGTAAAACACTTATATTTTTCCTTAAGGCATTTATTGATGAGGCTGCAAATGTAGACAACAATTTATCTATTTCAGGAAAAGTAAAATCACATAAGTCCTTGTTAAGTAAGTCCTCATAGTCTTCCGTTTTGTTAAAAAGAGCTTTCGCACTTTGTGGAGTTTGTCCAAGATCTTCTACTACATGTCGCAGATATTCTTTCTTCCGTTCTTCATTATACATAATCACACCTCCTCAAATAAAGCTTTTATTTTATTTACTTTCATGTTTGTAACACTATTAATAATCGGCACATCTTTTCCTAATGCACTTTCTATTTTTTCTGCACATTCATATACATCCTTTGAGATAGATGAACCATATAACACTACTGGCATAGTGGTGTCATCAAATACAACATCTGGATTATTCTCTTGAACTATCTTCAAAATATTTATGATAAATACCGCAGTTTTGATACACTGACTCCGGTTCATATTTTTAGTTTTAAGAATAAACTCCAATAATGAAAACAAAGTAGCTCTGTCTATTTCTCCTCTATGTGCTCTTTCAATTTTACTTCTTACTGGACTATCCAATGTGTTGTTTAGCTTGTCAATAATTATATTAGTAGGAGACGACTTATCCATAGAAGCTAAGTAACTTTTAGAAATCTTATTTCTCTTATCTTCCTGCTCAATATACTGACATGCTTTGTCTTCTGTAAAATTCATGATATTCAGGATAAAATTAAACTGAAAATCAGGATTCTTAATTTTCGTGTTTATTGCAGCTCTAAACCGGTGAAAACCATCAATGATATCAAATTTACCAGAATTAAGTATCAATTCTGATCCAACAATATCAAAATCTACCTCTGGATCATCAACATTGAGATTAAGAGTTAAAGCATTAGGTACAAATTCTCCCTTGCTCATTAAACCTTCAATAGCTTTTACTGATGAAGAAACTATATCAATTGTATATGATACATCTTGTCCTCTACGTCTCTGTTTAAGTTGACGCTGAGTCCTTGGATT